TTCCCTCACCTGCACCTAGCATCATGTATTGTAATGCATCATGCACATGCGAGAATCGGTTCTTGTTAGGCTTTTCGTCATAACGTTCACCTGATACTTGCAATCTTCGATAATGATACCCACCATCGAAACCTTTAATGAGATTAGTGCATTTGGGATCTATCAAAATACCAGATTCACCATCTACCATTCTCTGTAATGTAGCACTAACGCTTTCTAATCTCAATGTTGTATCGTTAGAATGAGTAGGTCGTGCAGTAATCCCACGTCCTCTAAGTATCTGAAATGGTGTAGATTCGTCTGTTTGCGCCCTATGGTCGCCTGCTGGATCGCCAAATATTATAAATTCACGTGGTAAATACTCTGCCATTTTCTGTTTCATAATGTCAGAAAACCTTAAAATACCCATATCTTCTGCTACTATTTCTTCAATAATAAGCCATCTGCCTCTACATTTTTGACCAAATACACAAGCTGGTGTTAATCCAAAGTCTATTCCTACATAGATTGGTGTCTCTGGCATAACTGCTACATCACCTTTAGCAACGTGTACATCTTTGTTAAACATCTCATATACAGGCTTTCCATCCTCTACTTGCCCTAATTTATTTAACACATACACATCAATCCATGATTTTGTTTTACCTCTAACTATATTCTTGTAGTAATCTTTTGTTAGGTTTTTTCCATTTTCTTTGTTAGGATTATCTTGATAGGTGTCTAATTCACCTCTCTCATTGTGTACTTCCAACATAGCTGGGGGTTGATTAAAGAACCTCCAGTTATCAGGTTTAACCAACATCTTAGCTTCTTGCTTAGTTATATAATCTGGAATAACAGATTCACCTGATAGGATTGACCACCAATGGTCAGTATCAGGAGGGTTAGTATCACAAATAACTCCATACCATGATGGTCCACCATCTCTCATAGATGGGTAACGACCTACCCTCATACTACAAGCATCAATAATTGATTTAGGTATTTCTCTTGCCTCGTTTACCCACACACCAGTTAATTCAAGAGACAGTAGTTTCTTGACATCTTCTGGTCTATCTAATGCTAAAAAGATAACTTCAAGCTCAACATCACCCTTTTTGATATTGTGAGTATAAGGTACAGACCACATAAACTTACCCCATGTATCTTCTGGAAACCAATCAATCCATGTCTTAATGGTAGTTGTTTTAAGTTGTGGGTTAGTATTTCTTATAACAGCCCATCGTGATCGCTTAATTCCATCAGCTCCAGGCTTTTGCTGTAATGCTCTTCTCATGATTTCAATACAACATGAAACCGATTTACCGCTACCTACAGGTCCACGAATGGCTCTGAAGAACGTATCATCTTTCATGAATTGTTTGAGGATTTCTCCGTCAGGCTTATAGTTGAGTGACATTATTGTTGACAGCTAACCTGTATAGTTTTTCTAGTGTAATCTCAGATAGCGATTCTAGGACCTTATCTGCCTCATAATCGCTTAAAGCTGACTTTGGGTAGTCTTTCATGTGTGTCATCTTAACAACCGTTCTAAGTTTATTCATAGCTCCATGATTGTATTTCCTTAGTTTTTCTATTGAATGATAGCTCATAAGTTCATACTCTTAATTATATCTTGGATTTTTAAAGTTGTTTTTTTATTTCTTAATCTTTCAAATGATAAAGGGTTTGCTTTATTTCCTTTATATCTATTTGTTCTTAAAGGAACCTCTTTAAAATTTTTAATTAAGCTTCTAGGAACAACGCCATAAAATGCTCCAGGCGGTTTTTGTTTTAATAAATCAGTATAACTAGGTTTACCAAAAACATTCATTGGTTTTGTTGATAAATACGGAACACCTCCAAAGTCATCTTTATGCGATCCTTTAGCAATTTTTAACATTTCTTTTTGATTAAACTTTCCTTTAAAAAGTTTGCCTTTTGCTCCTCCATAAGTTATTGCTGCATCAGTTTTTGATGTTGTTGCCCAACGACCAAAGGTTGTATTTTTCATTTTTAAACGTTCTTTAGCATTTGATAAAGTGTTTTTTGTTTTTTGTGGAACACCTCGATACAAAGTAAACTCTCTTTCTGGAACACCTACACCCTTACGTACTGCTTGTTTTTGCTCTACTTTGCTAAGTTTCTGAAATCTGCTTAGTCCTTTCTTAGCAACCTTATATCCCAAACCAGTAATACCACCACCTAATAAAGTTATACCACCTAAAACTTTTAAGGCACGTTCATTTTCTTTAGCTAATTGTTTTTTGCTAAGTGCATACTTAGTTTTGTTATCTGGAAGAAACTTCATTGATTATCAATTAATGCTTGAGCCATTTTACTAGCTTGTTCAAGACTATGACCTCTAAGCATCTTAGCTTCTATGTAATGTTTGACGGATTGATTGCGATGTTCATTACGAGCTTTCTGCTCGTTCTTTAGAATCTGTTTAGCGCGTTTCTCATTTTTTGTTTGAATTTTTGGTTTTGTCATTATACCCACTCTTTTTAGTTGACTTTGATTTTATTCTATTTTTAACGGCTGTATATCGTTTATCAGTCTTTCTCATTAGTAACCTCGTTGTTGATTATATCTTTGTTCAAAGGTTTTCTTTTGATTTTCTCTTTTTTTGATTTGACTGCTAGTCATTGTATCTTTACCCTTAATCAAACTGTAAGTACCTAATCCAATTGATCCATAAGCTGCAACACCACCAACAATATTTTTTGATGCCTTGCCAGCTTCTTTACTGATAGCTACTCTTTTCTTAACTTCACCAAACTCTTTGGCTTTTAATTTATTAATTCTGTTTATCAATGCTTTATTGTTATAACCTAAGCTACTACTTTCAATTTGATAGGCTCTACGCTGAGATAAAGATTGAAGTGCATCTTGTCCTTTTTTCTTAATAGCAGTTGATTTTTGATATGATTTAATTAAAGGCTTGATAGATGTAAGTAATGTTCCTACTGCCCTAACTTTTGACATAGGATTTAAAGCATAACCAAATAATGTACCAAAGTTTTTAGCTACCTTTATACCACCACGAACAACTGATGCGGCAGTTTTTGCACCAGCTACTGTAGTTTTTAAAACTTTATCACTCTTTCTTGCCATTTTTTTTCTCTTCCAATTGCTTTTTATATTCAGCGATTCTTCGTTCTATTTCAGCATCTTTTACTTTCTTTTGCAATCTCTTGCTAAACCCATCTTTATAGCCCATATAACCCTCCTAGAATCCTTATTTTGGCTTTTTTATTTATTTGAGGTAGTAACGCCTACCATTTCTTACAAGACCAATAACGAGCTGTCAGCTTGTTTTTAGCTGTAGCACACTTATGTCTTGCCCTAAACGATTTCCTACGAGCTGGTTGATCTTTTTTAATCGTCATATTCGCATCACCAAATCTAATAAGCTTAACTGTACTGCCTACCTTTGCAAGTACAGCAAATTTTTTAGTTTTAGTTCTGGAACGTTTCGGCTTATTGTAACCTGAAAATTTTTCACCTGCTCTTTCAATCATTTCTTATTCCTCAGCTTTTCAACGTATGAGCTATTAGATAACCAACGACCAAAATCCATACGCTTTTCCATAAACTGTTTAGGTACTCTAACATAGTTATTATTCTTAATAGCGCGATCCATAGCAGATTGGTCTCCCAATTGTCTTAAACGTGTCTTAACACCTGTTTTAAGGCGTATCAGTGGTCTTGTTTTAAACTCTTGTACTGTTGGGAATACAATGTCATCAATCTGTCTTGTAACTACCGATTTATTGCCACCTAGACGTTTACCATCTGGATTGATAGTTCTTTGAATAAATTTTTTATTGATGTTTGCTTTTAGCAATTTAACGTAGTCGTTATGTTTTGGCATATCCTGGTTTACCCTTTGAGCTATTATCTACCTTTTGTTTACGTTTGACGGCTGCTCTGCGCTGAGAACCTGACATTGACCTTGCTTTAGCTAGTGGTACACATTTAGGATACTTACCTCTTTTCTCTTTACCACTACGACCACAAGGTGGAAATGAACCATCGGATCTTGGGTTAGCAATATCAACCCACTTTTCCTTAACCCATTTACGAAGACCAGCTTTCACTTTTTCTTTTTAGGCTTAATACGACCACTACAAACTCCAGATGCATACATATTGGCATATGCCGATGGGTATTTCTTAAATTTTTTTTTCGCAGCCGCTTTTCCTTTAGCACATAGTTTCGCCATAAGGTTATGTTATTACAGGGCTTTAGGGATTACAACGAGCTTTTTTAGGAAATAACGAGAGGAAAGGTGGTTACTACTTGTTGCCACCCTGATTTTCTAACC